AGCCTCGACCATGTGGCCAAGTGGCTGCGCGGCCACCCGCGCGAGGTCATCCCCTGGATCACCGAGCCCGTCGTCGGCGACGAGACAAACTGGAAGACCGCGCTCAACATCTGCCAGTTGCTCGGCGCGAACCGCGCCGTGCTGTTTGCCGACCACCGCGAACCCGCCAAACTCCCCGAGCGCAAGGCCGCGCTGGAGCAGGCGTTCGTGCAGGTCGGCAACTGGACCGGCGGCGACATCGGCGTCGCGGGCGTGTGGAGGATCTGACATGGCCAAGAGCAACAGGCCGACTCCGATCATCGACACGGCCGCCGACGCCGCCACGCTCGCCGAGGCGTCGCGCAGGTCGGAAACGCCGACAATCGACGTGCAGACGGCCTCACGCGCCGTCAAGGACGCCGTAGCCCGCAACGCCGCACGCGGGCTCCGCCACCTCCGCGAACCGCTCGCAGTGATCGAACAACAGACCGGCGAACAGCCAACCCCGGAACTCATCGCGCAGACAATCATCGACCTCGAGCGCGTCGGCTTCCGCTTCGTGCCGATGCTCAACGGCAACTCGCCGACCGAATACATCATGGTCTGGTAGTCTGATCGTCACTCTGATCAAGAAACCCGGTCGCGCGGTCCGGTCGGTATCATTCGACGATGCCGAACCTCAGCCCCAGCGTTGATCCGTACGCACGCCTTCAGGGATCATTTGACCTTGTCGGCGCAATGTACCAGCCCGGGCGCGTGGTCAGCGTCACCCAGAAGAATCCGGATCTCAACACCACCGGACTTGTAAGTTACGGCGGTTCAGGTCCGTCTTCAGCAGGAACAGCAACCGCGGTCGTCAATGACCACGGCGACTGGGTGAACTACGCGACAGCCGCCTCAGCCGGTGACTACGCCGGGTGGGAGCAGTCCGGCGTCCTGTCATATCAACTCCGGCACGCGCTCCAGTACCACGCGGTGATACAGACCGGCGCAAATGTCACGGACCAGATCAACTGGGCCGGTTTCGCGTCTCTCACTCCGTTCAGTTTCGGAACAGACAACCTGTCCAAAGCCGGTGCGCTCGCCGTCATCTTCCGCGCATCGTCCATGTCGTCCGATACCACGTGGAAAGCCGTTGTCAGCGACGGAACAACCCAAACCATCCACGATACCGGCGTGCCGTGGACGGCCGACACGACGTACGAACTCCACATCGACATCCGCGACCGCACACAGGCGGTCTTCGTCGTGAACCGCGCCATCGTCGCCGTTGCGCCGTGCGAACACGTCAACCAATCCACACCGCTCGCGTGGGGCATCGCGATCGAAACGCTCGCAAACGCCGCAAAGAATATCCGTATCGCCATGTGCATCACCGCCCAGCAACGGTACCCGGAGTAAACCATGCCGCAACTCACCATCTGGGCATCATTCGCATCATCAAAAGGCACCGGCGACGCCGAATGGAGCACGCCCTCCAACGCGACCGGCGCGCCGAACGGATCGGTCACCACCGTCGCGCTCGACGCCGACCAACTCTCGTCCGGACTCGTTCTCGATTACCCGGCTACGCCGATCGGCGGAGTCATCACCAACATCGAAGTCCTCCTCCGCGCGTCGATTAGCGACCCCTCCGCGCTCGACGTGATGAGCATCAGCGGTGGGTTTGGCTCGCTCGCCATCGGGTTCCCTCCGATCGAGCCGACGGCGACGCTCACCACCTACGCGCAGACGGCGATCGGGATCAGGTCCGAAGCCAAAGACGCGATCGAGGCCGGGCTGACCGGCGGCCTCATCGTCGCACAATCCGGCTCGGTCCCGGCCACGTTCTCCGTGGACGCGGTCGGCATCCGCGTCTCGTACATCAACGGAGGCAGTGGAGGAAGCGGACCGCTCGCCGGACCTGTGATCAAGGGACTTCCGCTCGGCATCGTGCTCCCATAGCATCACACAGGAGATACTCATGAGCATCCGCCTCTACCCGCTGTTCCCGCAATCGCTCTACCTGCCGACCGACAGCACGCAGGACTCGTTCACGCTCACGGCCGGACGAAAAACCGTGACCAACTCCAACGGACGCCTCTACGTCGGCACTTCCACCGTGCACCGCATCGTCCCGCTCAACGGCGCGCGCGGCGCGGCGATCCAGTTCATCGGAACAGACGCCAACAACGAAACCATCACCGCCGTCAAGGTCTGGACAGCGACGTTCGCCGATTCGTCGGGTGAAGGATCACCGACAGTGATCAACTTGCCTTCGGCCATCGACCTCAACCAGTACGGCGCAACAGGCGTGATCACACTTGGAAATATCAACGGCGCGACCGGCGATGTTGTGCCCGCCACGTCGTTCGTGGCAGACACCATCGCCGACTGGGCGACAACCGCGCTCGGAACAGTCAACGAAGCCGTCTACGCGCTCGGCGAATCGGCAGCCTACTCACCGGCCAGCGACGCGCCAGCCACGCTGATCATTCCCAACTTCGGTCCGAACATTCATGGTTTCGTGCTTGAGTTCGACATCGGCACCGCCGCGAGCGCGAACGCCGTGTACACACTCACGGCTTGACGGGAACCACGCATGAAAACGTGCCTGCTCATCATTCGTACGGCCGTCTGGTTCGCCGCGTGGGCCTGTGCCGCGGTCGCCGCGCATCACGCCGTCGCGCTGCTGCACTGGCGCGACGCGGCCGCGCTGGCGGTCGGCCTGTTCGTGCTGCTCATCCCGCTAACAGGGCTGCAGCGTACCATCACCACAAGGGGTGCGTGAAATGGAAAACAACGAGAACATTGCGCCGGGAGGGGTTGAACGCCGCAAGCACGACTCGGCGATCGACGTGACCAGCGAGAAGGATCGCGCGACGATCCGCAACGCCTGCCGACGCTGGCCCAAGCGCGTGAAGGGCATCGACGAGGAGCGCAAGCAGGGTTGGCTCGACGATCTTGCGATGGTCCGCGACGCGGCGCGCAAAACGATGGAGAAGGGCGGCGAGTTCTACCCGGTCGGCGACGGCGGCAGGTGGGAGACGCGCCTCGACGCGGCGAACGTGATCACCAGCGCGGTCAAGACCGAGTTTGCGATGGAGACGATGAACCAGGCCGACGAGCACAGGGAGGCGCAGATCGAATCCGGCGACGGTCGGTCGTCGGGCGTCACCATCAACGCCGCAACGGTGAATGTTGAGGCGTTGCAGCGCGTCGCGTCCGATCCGCGCGCGTACGCCGAGTTCGTGCGGCTGTCCGAGTCCGTGAGGTCGCGCGATGCCGCCGAGCCCGGATGAACTCGCGGCGTGGGCGGTCAGTCCGCTTCGTTCTGTGCACGCGTTCGCCGAGTGGGCCAGCGGCGGTCGATGGCTCGCGTACCGACATCTTGTGTACGTTGGTCACGCGCTGACGCGCGCGGCGTTGACGCCCGGCTCGCGGTTGATCGTGAACATGGGGCCGCGCACGGGCAAGTCTCTGCTCATCAGCAAGTGGCTGCCGGTGTGGTATCTCAACCTGTTTCCTGATCGCCACGTGATCCTCGGCACGCATACGGACTCGCTGGCCAAGCGGTACGGTCGGTACGTGCGCGACGAACTCCAGACGAATGTAGCGTGCACTACAAAGGTGAGCGACGACAACACCGCCAAGGACGAATGGTCAACCGTCTCCGGCGGCGGGATGAAATGCGCGGGCGTCGGCAAGGCGATCATGGGGTACGGAGCGCACCTGTTTGTGATCGACGATCCGTACCCGAACTGGGCGCGCGCGTGGAGTCCGACGTATCGACGCGAGGTCGAGGAGTGGTTCGAGGCTGTGGTTTCGACGCGCCTTGAGCCGGGCGCATCGGTGATTGTGCTGCATCACCGGATGCACCCCAACGACCTGACGGACTATCTGCTCAGGGGCGGCGGAGAGTGGGAGCACGTATCGCTCCCGTCGCTGGCGGTCGAGAACGACCCGCTCGGCCGCGCGCCGGGCGAGGCGATCTGTCCGGAGCGGTTCCCGAAACACAAACTGGAGCGCATGATGCGCTCGACGCGCAACCGCGCGATCTGGGAATCGATGCACCAGCAGAACCCGCTGCACGTCGGCGCTGGCGCGGCGTACCACCAGTTCAACACCGCGAACGTGTCGGCCTCGGTCGGGTTCAGGTTCGATCTGCCGCTGTGTTTCGCCGTGGACTTCAACCGCACGCCGCACATGCACGCGCTGGCGTGTCAGTACGACCACGCGGCGGATTGTTTCACCGTGATCGACGAACTGACGGAGAGCAGGACGACGATCGATCTTGCGGCCGAGATGGCCGAGTGGTTTTCCGCTCTTGACTGGCGCGGCCGCAGGCCCGAGGTGCAGTTGTTCGGCGACGCGAGCGGCGGCACCGCGTCCATGCAGTCCGGCGTTTCCGAGTTCATCGTGATCCGTGATCGGTTCGAGGCCGCGACCGGCATACGGCCGCGCGTGCGGACACCGGCGTCGAACCCGCGCCACGTCGAGCGTGTGAACGCCGTAAACGACGTTCTGCGGGACGCGGGCGGCACGCGCCGCCTGTTGATTCACATCCGATGCGAACGACTGATCGCGGACATGATGGAGCAGCGCACGGACAGGGACGGCAGGCTCGACAAGTCTGACAGCGTGATCGGGCACGCGGGTGACGCGCTGGGGTACTGGGTACACTACCTGCGCCCGGTCGGAACACCGCAACCTGCGCGGCCGGTCCGCGTGGACGCGCGGCGGCTGTTCGCAACGACGCGAGGGGTGTAGGCATGGCCAAGCGCATCGGAACGCGAACACGCGCACAGGTTCAGAACGGAACGCTTTCCGTCGTATCTTCAATCGGCAGCATCGCGCGCGGCGTTTCCGCCGCGCACGCGAACGTGCACGGGATCAGCAGCGCGCCGTCCGGCAACTACCAGACATACCGATCGATGCGGTGCAACCCGACCGTCGCCGTCGCGCGCGCCGCGATGTTCGCGCCGATCAAGGCGTCGGCGTGGTCGTACGAGGCGATGGACGGCGTGCCGGACGAGCGCGTGAAGTTCGTGCAGGACCAGATGAGCAAACTCAGGCAGCGGCTGCTCGACGACGTGCTCCGTTCGATCGAGTACGGCTGGCAGCCGTTCGAGCGCGTGTACAACTTCGCGAACGGCCGGATCGGCTACGCGCGGATCAAGGCGTTGTTGCCCGACAAGACCGAAGCGGTCGTTGACGAGCGCACCGGCCAACTGCTCGGCGTGCGCAACGACGGCGTGACGCTTTCGCTGGCCGAGGCCGCGGTCGTGACCTACGACGGCGAGGGCGACGATCCGTACGGCCGTTCGATCTACGAGAACATCCGCGTTTCCGCGTGGTGGCCGTGGGTGGACGCGAGCCGCAAACTCGCGCAGTACATGACCAAGGGCGCGGGCGTGATCCCGATCGTGCACTACCCGATGGGCACGAGCGTGGACTTCGAGAGCGGGTCCACGGCGGACAACAGCGAGGGCGCGGCGTTGCTGCTCCGCGCGCTGGCGAGCGGGGCCGGTGTGACGATCCCGAACATGATCAGCAAGGGCTACGAGGACCTGCTGGTGCGCGGCGCGAATGTTGACCAGTTGGCGGCGTGGCGCGTGTCGTTCCTTGAGACGCGGAGCGGGGTCGGCAACGAGATTATCGAGGCGATGCGGCACTACGAGAAACTGATCGTTCGCGGTATGCTGCAGCCGGAGCGTGCAATCCTTGAGGGTCAGAGCGGCACGCGCGCCGACGCCGGTTCGCACGCTGATCTTGCGTTGACGATGGCGATCGACCGGCTGGAGTGGGTTATCGACCGCATCAACCGCCTGTTTGTTGACCCGTTGCTGGCTCTGAACTTCGGGCCGGACGCGCGCGGGAGCGTGTACATCGTGCCCGCGCCGATCCGTGACGACGACCGCGAGTTTCTTCGCGGTCTGCTCAGCGCGGTGCTCACGGCCAACCCCGACCTGTTGTTCGCGGTCGCGGACTTTGACGCGATGCTCGACGCGGCGAACATTCCGAAGTCCGCCGAGGTGGTGGACGTGGACCGTGCGCGGCAGCAGCAGCCGCAGACCGCGCCGACGCCGGGCATGGCCGCGCTGGCGCGTGAGATTCGCGCCTTCCGACAACTCGGGATCGTGTGATGGCGTACAGAATCGATCACAACCGTGCGATGATCCCTCCGCCGAGCCGCGAACTGATCTGGCGCATGGCGGTCGAGGGCTACGCGGTCGGAGCCGAGTACAGCACGGCGTCTCCGTTGAAGTTTCCGCGGTTCTCCGAACTGGACCAGACGACGCAGGGCCTGTGGCACTCGATCGCGCAGGCGATGTACGCGGTCGTCGCCGAGGAGGGCGGGGCGACGAAGGTGAAACTCGCGGAGCATTGACGATGGCCAGCGAGACCGCCGCGCGCGCCGCGCGGCTGATGGACGCCGAGATTCGCAGGATCGAGCGCGCCGGTATCCGCTCGGGCAACGCCGCTGCCGCGCGGCTGCGCGCCGAGGTTCTCCGCGCGTGGCTGCGCGGCGGCGACCTGTACGCCCCGCTCGACGGCTGGATTCGCCGCACGTCTGCGGTGCTCGCCGACGCGATGGCGGCGGCGTACCTGCAGGGGAGGCTGCGCGCCCGCGCGACGGCGCGGCGAGCCGAGCGGGGCCTCAACATGGCGCAGACGATCGGGTCTGCGATGGACGACTTCGGCGATCGTCTCGGACTGTCCGAGTCAGCGGTGCGGCAACTGGCCGAGTATTTCTCGCAGCAGGCTACGTCGCGCGTGGTGGACGCCGGGCAGATGTTCAGATCGAAGGTGGCCGATGCGGCGGCCAATGCGGTTCAATCCGGCTTGAGCGTGCGGTCCGGCGCGTCGCTGATCCGCGACGCGATGGACGCGGCCGGTGTGACGACGACGAACCCGTACCTCGCCGAGACGCTGTACCGCACGTCTCTGCAGGAGTCCTACGCGGCGGCGCGGTGGCAGGCGAACCAGAACCCGGCGACCCAGGAGATTCTTTGGGGCTACGAGTACGCCGCGACGCTTGACGATCGCACGACGGAACTGTGCGCCGATGCGGACGGGGTGAGACGGCCGAAGGGCGATGTCTTCTGGTCGCGCTACGCGCCCCCGAATCACTGGAACTGCCGCTCGCAGATCATCGAGATTTTTTTCGGCGACGACGAGGCGGCGGCGACGGCGGTGCCGGTTCTGCCGCTGCCGCAAGAGGGCTTTCAGGCGAACTTCGGCGATCTGTTCGCCAACGTTCCGCTGGTCGCGTCGTTCGCCTGATTCACATTTTGTACCTTTGGCTACTTGACGTAGCCTGCGGTGGTATACTTCCGATGTTGGCAGTGGTCCCCGGCAAGGGAAGGGACCGACCGCGTGAAGCGGACTGCCACAACCTTGCCGGGGCTCACAACCCCCAACACCCCGCCGTGCTCCACGGGTGCGCGCGGCGGGGTTTCTCATGCGCGCTCGCCGCTCGCGTGGCAGTTTGCTGGCGAACCGGCCCGCGCCGTCGCGGCCCGCATCGTGGCCGATGAAACGCCGCGTCGGAAGTACGTGAAGGACCTCATCCGGGCCGGAAGGTACGTCGCGCAGGGGCGCGAAGTGTTGTTGTCGGTCGCGGATATCGACGAACTGGTGAAGAACACCACGGCGTTCATCGAGGCCGGGAACGACGTGCCGGTTCCCGACGGGCACACGAAATCGGCGACGGCGAACCGCGGGTATCTGCGTGAACTGTTCCGCGAGGGCGACACGCTGTACGGCGTGATCGAGATGATCGGCGAAGACGGCATCGCCACGGCCGCGCGCTCGAAGGTCAGCATCGGTACTGACACAAACTACGCGGACGGCATGGGCAACGTCTATTCGCACGTGATCACGCACGTTGCGCTGACGAACGAGCCTGTCGTGCCCGATCAGAACGGCTTTGTCCCGCTTGCGGCGTCGCGCGGCGCGGCGTCGCGCGCGCTGGTGCTCAGCCTTGCAAACACGGAGAACAGCATGGAAAGTCTCACGAAGATCGCGGCGATGCTCGGGGTCGAGGGCGTCGAATCGCTGGACGAAGCGGCCCTTGTTGACGCGATCGTCAAGGCGATCGAGGCGATGAAGAACATGAGCAAGACCGCGTCCGCCGACGCGGCCTCGCTGAAGTCCGAACTGGTCAGGATCAAGGCGTCGCTCGCCAAGCCCAAGCCGGAGCCGGACCCGATGCTGCTGTCGCTGGCGGCGAAGAACCGCCGCCTCGAACTCGACCAGTTGGTGCGCGACGGGCGCATCAGCGCGGCGGTCAAGGACAAACTGATCGACGTGTTCGTCGGCGCGGACAACTCCGGTCTGAAACTCTCGCTCGACCAGACCGGCGACGGAATCTTCAACGGCGTGCTGGACGCGCTGCGCTTGAACGAGACCGCGAAACTCGGCGGCCGCGCCGGTGTTCAGGGCGTCGCGTTGTCGCGCGCGACGCCTGACAACTTCGACCCGGTCAAGGCCGGGCGCGACCTCATGGCCACCATCGGGATCAAGGCTCAGGCCTGAACCACAGGAGAAAGCACAATGTCGAACTCAATCACAGGTCTGCCTGGTTACCCGAGCGGAAACGTGGTCTGGGGTCCGCGGAAGATCAGGCGCGGCAACCAGCCTCCCTACTACCTCGACGGCGGTGTCACGGTGAAGGGCTCGGTGTCGCGCGACGCGACGAACACCGGCTATACCGACGTGCTGCAGCCGGGCAAGATCATGGTCAAGGAGGCCAGCGGCGGCCTCTATCGTCCGTTCATCATCGGCAAGAGCACCGCCGCCTACACGGACAACGACACCGTGATCACGGTGAGTGCGGCGACCGCCACGGAAATCGGTCGTTTGATCGCCGTGACCGGCGGCTCGCTGTCGCTGGCGTTCATCGGTCCTCCGACGGCCGGAGGCACGGTCGCCGAAACCGCG